CCCCATTCGCACGTCGATATGATTGACAAATCATAAACAGCCCCAGAGGTGAAGCCCACTCTTAACAAGTGGAGAGTACGGATACCCCAGATTATTCTGACTTCTTACTTTGCAGCTTTCCTGGCAATAGCCATGCTACCTCTCATGATGACTTTCGACGTTAGATGTTGCGCTACCTACTAGCGTTGTTCCCATTTCGCAGAAGATTTCTTCCATAATCTTTCTGCGCGTGGCGTTACGTATCGCTTTCACAAAGCCGCATATGAGACTAAACCTAATATATTTATATTTTGATTTTAAATAGTTTTCTCAAGGGTCTAATCAGGAAAAAAAACAAAAACCTGATGGCCCGAAGGTTAACACTCCTCATCATATGCGCCAGTATTACTAGCAACTATCTTCACGCCTGTGCTCACAGGTTCTCTCACACAAGTTATAATCCCAGTTTGGCGATCAAACTTGTCAAGGCTCCCATAGGACCTCCCGATGCATAACCCTGAATACCAGTGGATACTATAGACGGTATAACCTTTATAGCATCATTGATGATCGCTTTCGATCTAATTCGTTCCACTTTCAGAGGATCAGCCATTACGACTGGTTCTGTTGCGGTCACGAGAACGGTATTCAAGTTCATGCTGGGTGTTCCCTCCAAATGATATACGTACTTAATTTCAGCACATACAGTGTCTTGGGGAAGACCCTCGAATCTTAACAAAGTTACTTCAGTTCCCTTTATGATCATAGCATCGGCGGAATCGGTGGCTTCCATATCTGGAATACCGGGACCGGCGTTGATATACTCATACATACCACCTCCAATAAATTTATTAATAGTTAACTTGGAATTAACTGATGCCGAATGGAAATTAAAGGCTTCTGGCGTTATGGGCAGGCTCGATATAGTACACCTATTTGTAATAAGGTTCTGCATCGTGCATTCCAGAGCACCGGGAAGAGATAAAATATTCGACGGTAAGCCTTGGTTGGCTGTAATCGTGTTAATTCCCGCGACTAGTTAGGAGAGTCGGTAATTATCGACCTAATTATGTTATAAGAAATCGGGTCCAGGGATGAGGTTGATTGCTGGAACTTTGGCTCCAATCAATCTTCCTGTACATTCAGTTTGATTCATTAAGTTTCGAATTTCATACCCAACTGATACAACTCGGAAATTGGACAGTTTGTCTTAAAGAACAGGCCTCGCCACACTGGCATAACATTCATTAGATAGTGTATATTTCTACATTGAAGTAGTAATATCAGAATCATCAATCATGTTAACCAATGAGAGAAAAGGGTGGGGAATCAACATTACAGATGCATTACCAGCTTGGTTGCTTCTGATAGTGATGGTTCCCTCTGTCTTAAAGGTTGTCGTTGGGTACGAGTAAGGATCGGGGATCTTTACACCTTGGGCTTTCGGGTCAAAAGGGTTTTTGAGAGAAATAGACCACCGTTACAATGCCTCAGACTCAGAAGATGTCTTCTAAGGAGGTTACATCGTTGAACTTTGTTTCTTCTTCTTCTGTTGTCGTTAAATCCTGCGTACGGGCAGGTTCCTAGTCTTGTTATTATTGTTCCTCTAATTCATAGATTATGCCCTAAGCAGACCCTTGTTAGGTTCTGCTGAACATCTCATGAGATAAAAGACTTAGATCGTAAAGATGTTGATTAAATTCGACATTTTCGCTTTCTAAATATTATAACTCAAGATCCGTGAATTTGGATAGGGGAGACGATAAAAGCTACCGGTAATTCCAGAGGGTGTTCCTTCGAACATCCTCAAGAACCGGAGTTTTTTGTAACAAATATTAGATCTGAATGATCTTTTTTGACTAGGAAAGAGTTCTGAATCTTTTCAAGCCTAAGATGTATAATTAGTTAAACTGATAATCCATTGCTTAAATGTCTTTCAATTTGATCACGCCAAAAAGCTCCCTTTT